AAGATCTTTCCTTAAAGTGCTCCCAGGCTTAAAATAATTTTTGACTAATTCTGCTGCTTTATCTCGTTTTTTATCATCCTTCTTTAAAACTGCGATGGTCGCTTCTTTAATAAGTGCCTCATAAACAAAAGCGGTATTTCTCTTTTTGTTGTGTTTAATTCTCATCTTGTTGCTCCGTTAAAACCTCTTCAGTAGTTTCTATGCTCTCTAAACCTTTTAATAAAATTCGAATAGAATCATTTAATTGAAATAATTTATCTTCTTCTGTTTGCTCTCTTATGTTATAAGTAGATTGATCATTTTCATAAATACTTTCTGACACACCAACAATCCCATGACCTAACGATCCTATGCCATCACGCAATCCGGGAAAGATGCCTCTGTCTGTGCCAGTGCTCTGTTGCCCCCAAGATGCAGCATGAGAGCGTTTGCGCGGCCCATCTGACTCGCGACGGTCACGGCTGCTACCTTTTTTCTTTTTCTTACTTGGTGACAAACGTAAACGAGGGGCGTTACGACTACCAGGGGGAACTGCTAAAAGTGTTTCGTCTCCTGTTTCAGCGCCAGGGCCTCCGGGGGCTGGCTCCTCTATGCCTGCTTCGGCGGCGGGCATCTCTTCGGGGCCTCCGAACGGTGCGCCTAGACCACCCTCTTCTGGGGCACCTAGACCTCCCATTGCTGCAGCGCCTTCTGCTGCGGCGGTCTCCGCAACCTGTTGTAGAGATGCATCGTGTTTTCTATCGTAATACATCTCACGTTGATTACGAAGAAACTCTTCATGAGACATTCCAAAAATGTGCTCTGTAACCCAACGGCGAGAGAAATAACCTTCTGTGGCTGCGGCGGCGATATCAAATTTCTGACTCCAATGTTCAATTTCTTGGAGTTCTGCAATTTTAGAAGGATTGTTTAGAGAAAGAGAGAAGTTTAACAAATCGTCTCCTCTAAATCCAAGCGTATAAAGATGAATAATTCCAATCTTTGTTAGTTCGGATACAATTACTCTTTGTAATCTCTGAATAGTTCTGGCAAAACGAATGTCTTTCTGGGCCAAAGTGGCTTTGTCTTCTTCTGCGCCTTCGCCCATTGTGAGATAGGAATGAGGAATCTTAAGCGCAGAAAACAATTTATCGCGAAGATATTTGATATCATCAATTGATGTAGTGTTCGTTCCGCCAGCAAGATTTTGGATATCAGTAACAGAACCAGCCCGGACAGGGATAAAGTAGTCTTCTTCAATACTCATTGGATTATAACGTAAATCCACACGACCACTTTCAGGATCAATAACCTGATGTCGTTTAAGTTGGCTCACAATCTTTTGCATGTATTGTTCTACCTCTTGTGGGGGAATAGCGCCGACATCGATCTTGAACACTCTGCGTTCAGAAGAACGTACAATACGATAAGCCATCATCGCATCTTCCATTAATACTAACTGGCGCCAGATGCGTCGTGCGGGCTCAAGAATCGAAGAACCATAAGGAGCATACTTGTCGTTTCCTAAAACACGAAAATGGCAGACTTGCCAGTTTTCAAATGTCATTCCTGCAGAATTCCACTGATACTGGACGTAATTAGGATTTGTTGAGTCTTCGCCCTCTAGTCTTTCAATTTCTGGAGGAGGTAGCGCAATTACTGATTTAATACCATATTTTTCATCAATATCTAAATACAAAAAGAAGTCACCGTATTTGGACATCGTTCGTGCCCAGCCAAAAAGATTATACTGAAGATTTAACACTTGGTCATATAGAACGGTAAGAACCGCTTTGATCTCTTCATTGGAACATTTAATGTTTAACATTGGACGGAGATCAGAATAGGTGGTCATCTCATCAGCATAGATATCTAATGTAGATGCAATCTCTGGCGTATACTCCATCTGATCGAAATCAACATAGCGTTCTGTTCTGCGTTGGTTTGCGATAGCGTTTGTGGCTATTGTATCCAGTGGGCTGTAAACCGACTTCTTGAATTGTTGACCGGAGGCAGTTTTAAAACGAGAAGAAAACTTATCTAGATGTTGTCTTCTAATTCTACGTCCCGATTGCGAACGGTAGTTTACAATTGGTCCAGAAAACAATCTGGTTAACGCTTTAAATAAATTTGAATCTGAATTTACGTTTGTTTTGTTTGGTGGCATTTAATTTCTCACTTTATAATCCATTTGAACTCTTCATACATTTTATGAGCATCATTCATTTTATCAAAAATGCTATCCTTTTTGTATCCCTCTTGTCCTTTTATTTGTGAATTGAAAGTTGTCTTACTTGTTATAATTGCATTTACAAATGCTCTTTGATAGTTTAAATCTCTTGCATTTGCTTGAAGAGCCGTATCACGTACCCAACATCCAATCGCCAAGGCCATAATTAAATCATCATGATAACTTTTCATTGCTTGTGGTTTGCCATTCTTCCAAATAAAAGTTTTCATCTCATTGAGTGTTCGAGATGAATATATCTTAATTAGTTTATTTCTGATAAACTCCTCTAATTTCGCAACTATAAGAGGGCGTGTCTTCATAGACGTAGTAAAACCAGGGACCGCACTGTTTCTCGCTTCTGCTTGATGTTGATCAATATATTCGTGCGTTGATTTAATAGAGTAGTAAAGATTTGGATATTGGTATTCGATTAACTTATCTAAAACAGTATAGCCAATATTATTATTCTCAACAACTAACATACAGCCGCCATATTCTCTACCTACTTGATTCAACATGTTGGCATACATATCGGGCGTGGGCTTTCCTTGATACTCTCCTATGATTTCTAATGTCTCTAATTTAAAAATATGAAAAGTAGAATAATCAGCAGCATCACCTCTTGCTACATCAACTACCATTAAATAATTACAAGTCGGATCATACTCTTCCCAAATCCAAAAGTTACGATCAAATCCTGTACGATATTTTGGTTCTTTAATTTGTGTTAATAGCCATTCCATACATTCTGGATCAATAACAGTTTCCCCAGAGGTATTAAAGTTACACTGTAATTCTTGAGCGATCTGGCGCTTAGACATATTTTTGGTTTCTTTCTTATACCACTCTTCATCTCTATCTGGATGAACATCCCACATTAAGGTTGTTAAATTAAAGTTGTTTGCGCCAGCCTGCGCGTCGACGCAGGTTTTGTGAAACCAGTTTCCTACACCATTGGGAGTGGATAATGCTATGCAACGACCACCAGTTGAAAGCGTAGGATATAGACCTGTCCACAACTCTTCAAGATTTTCAATATGCGCAGCCTCATCAAGTACTAATAAAGATAACGCCTCTGAACGACCAGCATCACCAGAGGTGGAAGCCGCCTTAATAGAAGATCCATTAGAAAGTTCAAATGAAGTACGGTTATCCACATCAATAGTAGCAATTTTTAGCCAATCAGGAATGTTTCTCATAATTCCTTTTACTTTCTTTACCAAGTTTCCTGCGGTTGCAAACTTTGTTGCCATTACAAGAATGGCTTTATCACGATGAAATAACATCATCCATACAATATAGCCAGCCGTAATGGTAGAAATACCAAGTTGCCGTGCTTTTAAAATAACATTAAAGCGATAGTCGTTAAAATCTTTAAGAAGTTCATCCTGAAAATCATACGTATCAAATAAAATCAGCCCGTGCATCGGGTGAGATATACGGGCATACGTTGTTAAAAAATAGGATGGGTCCTTACCGCACTTTAATATTTCTTTTACTTTTTCCTTTTTTGATAATTGAAAATTCATTAGTCATTGCGTTTATATTTTGCACGTAAGGCGCTTATCTTGTCTCCCCGACCCATGGGATCTTGCATTCGCCCATGAATGCCTCGCAGATCGGTTACATCTCCGGGGGGAACATCTTCTTCTTCGCCCGTCACCTCAATCGTTTCTTCGGGCTCTAATAGTTCGATGGCGCGCGACAGGCCGGCCACCACAGAATAAACACTAGCTGGTTCGTCTGAGTCATAAGCATCGAGGGCATCTTTTAGTATTTGTGTAAGCGCTTTCAAATCAACATCGCCCTTAAGAGTCATCCCTGTGCTTTGAGGTTCTAATTCTCCTGTTGGGATGTCCACGGGATCATCGTCTTCGTTCCTCATTTCTTCTTTAATCATTTGGATTAATGTGGATTTTGTGATTTTCATTTTTCGATTTCTGAGCCTTTCTTGCGAGTATCATTCTTCGGGCGCTTG